CTTGTGCAAAAGCTTTGCCATTCGCATAAAGCGTCGTAACATCCTCATCAATGTCGATTCGAGGGATGTCGTACCTCCATATGGCCTCAACAACTTCTTCGTAGTCAATCATATCGCACCTCACAGCAGAATCCGAAACCAGATAAACCAAAGCACCTTCAGTGTGAATGCGATAATGATGGCCCAAGCGCACAAAATAAGTGTCAGCGCGATAGCTCGGCCAAGAAATTTGCCAACTTTCGTCCAAATATCATTCATCCTTATCAACCCTTTCTAGGCCTGTAAAATATCCGATGCCAATATGACCACCATCGCAATGATGAATTGGGCGGAACGCCATCAGACCGGCCAGATTGTTCTTCGCATCTTCGGGATTACAGTAGGGATGCCCATCGTTAAATTCCCTCTCGCAAAATCGGCACTTGTAAGTCGGATAATAAAACATTTTCACCCCACACACCTCCTAACCGCATCCACCCGGCACTCCGCAGCGTTCAACTCAAAAATAGCCGCATCCACAAATTCCGGGTCGCAGTGCTCAAAGTGATTTCGGGCCACCTCCAAGGACTGCAGAGCCTCCCGCAGCGTATTGACTGTCGTCGGGATTGGCTCCATGCGGAATATCTTTTTGACATACTCAGCGATTTTGCGTAGCATTTCTACACCTCCACATCTTCGTAACCTGACGAGCCGTGAGCCAGCCCTCGACATCATAATGATCAACAAGTGCTAGCCCGCACACCTCGAGTAAATGAGGAAACCCGTAAGTGCACCAACCGCATACCGCATCCCACAGATATGTGCCAGATTTATCTCGAACTGTAATCTGATAGCCCCCATCATGCAGTGCTCCAGGGCCGTAAACTTCAGGCCGGTTTTTATCGTTCTCAGGAAATCTTCTTTCCATCTCATGCGTAATGCCCGCTTTCGTAAGAAGATAATCCAGCTTCTGCATCTCGGTCATGTGATTCCAAACCCGGAGTTTCCAGGTTTTCTTAGACATGTTTCTCATTTCTGCATTTCCTTTCGTCAGCCTCCATGGTCTTTGCGATTTTGTGCTGAATATAAAGCACACAGCCAGCCTGACTATCACACCCGAATGAAGCCAATAGTCCAGCAATAGCATTCAAAGAGTTCAAATCCTCTTCAGCAAATATCATTTAGCGTTCACCGTTCCTCCTGATACTCTACGATTTTGGTCACTTCACTCTGAACCCGGCGTAAGAAATCGCACGTACCCAAGCAACCGCATTCCCTCAATGCCTCAGCGATATCGCCCAAACAATCCATGTCGGTTCTTGTGAGATTAACTTGAGGAATAACTTCAATGTTCTCCTCTGTGATAAATGGAGTATAGTCCCCACAATGGCAGCATTTAATGTTCATACGTTGCATACAAGCATCTCCTTCGATGATAAAAAACAAAGAGCCGCAGATTTCTCCACGGCTCTTCACCTTTAATCTTCTCCAATTAGTTTCTCATATTCCTCATGTGTAATATACTCGTTTCTAAGTGCATCATACAGTCCGCAAAAACGGCCATTGTGATATCCGTATTTATACCCGCTGTCCCAAGCCTTGTTCCATGTCTCAGATTTGATCATATTGATCTTCGGTCTAATACATGTGTCATAAGCTTCAAACAGCAGTAATGCTACGGCACCGCACATACATGCCATTTTTACAATAACCTTCAATGCTTTTTTCATAATAAGTATCTCCTTTCAAATATGAGTTTACCTCATAAAGGAGTCTGTTATTTTCGCGTCTTCTCCTCGAACTTCACGGGCTTCTTGCTGCCCTCCCGTGCACACTCCGTCAGGCACTCGTTGCAGGGTTCATCCGTCTCCAGCACCTTGAAGCTCTTGCACTTCGGGCAGTAGGTTGCATAATCCACTTCGCGCATCCAGTCATTCATCAGGCTTCACCTCCCGAACGATTGTTACATTCCCACAATGAGGGCAAGTCGTCATCACTCCGTCTGGAATATTGGTATACTGTGCTCTTTTACGGACCCACCATTCGGTCGGCGCTTCAAAATGACTACCACAGGAACTGCAGACAACTGTAATAAATTGTTCATCGTTCGAGCTTTTCATCTTTGGCACAAACCTATCATCCAATTCCGGGTGCGTCACGCGCTGGTTAAGAGCCCAAAGCAAATTCCAGCAGGCAGCTCGCAGGTGGTCCTCGTCGTACATTCCGACCATGTACTTCGCCAGATGCCGAGAAGCACTATCCAGCAGCGAATGCAGCGGGATGCCCTTATCAACATTGTGTTCGCCGTATTTCAGTGCGCCTTCTTC